CCTAAACTACATCGTACCTGTGCTCAAAACGGTTTACCAAGAACCAATCAGCATGTACAAAAATCCCCGTTCGGACACCATTAGGTTTTGTGAGCATATCGCAAACAATTGGCGCCAGAACAGGATGCTCTCATCAGCCAGTTATTAGGGCGGCCAGTCGGGCAAGAGGCTCTTCAAGTACGGATATAGGAGTAGGGACTCGTATCTGCCCTTGAAGGAGCCTAAGGACCTTGAAATCATCCTACACAAGAATTTTGTAGAGACTGTAGGACGATTCCCGATGCAGGCTTCAACTGGTGCCCACGTGGTGGGCGTGTCTCTACCACACCCCGATGTGAACGATCCATTCACGATGCTCGATGGGGTTGTCAAAAGGATTGGTGCTAAGCTTCCGGAGCCCAATCCAGTCAGGTTGCAGGAATTTAAGGACTTCGTAAAGTTGTTCGTAAAAGCGCGACTGGGACCCTTGTCACCTGACGCTGATCTTGGCTTTGATTCATGGATTGAAAGCAAGGGCTACCCAGATTGGAGAAAGGAGGAATTGCGTGCAGTATATGACCAGATTCCCTTCGATCCTGAGGTTACCGATTATGCGAAAAACATTCGCTCTTTACCTAAGAAATACTTGAAGGTTAAATCCTTTATGAAGAGAGAAACTTATACTGAGAAAAAGCATGGGCGTGGAATTTTTGCCCGGTCAGACTACATGAAAGTGTTGTTTGGCCCGCTGTGCGCTGCAATAGAACATGAGGTGTATAACAACCCTGAATTTATTAAACATGTTCCTGTTGCTGAACGTGCGGCTTTCTTAGCTGAGTTCTTCACCAATGATGCGACCAAATTCATTGCTACGGATTATTCTAGCTTTGAGTCATCATTTAGGAAGGAGTTGATGGAAGCGTGTGAAAACATACTTTTTGAGCACATGACGCAATTTCTAAAAGGAAAACTTGAAAGTAGAATGAAGTACTACACAAATGGAACCAATGTTTGCGAGTTCAAGTGGTTTACTACCATACTTGAAGCTTGTCGCATGTCTGGCGAGATGGACACATCCTTGTCAAATGGTTTCACGAATATATGTGTATTCTATTTTCTTGCATATAAGAAGGGCCACATTACATTAAAAGACCTCAGCCTCCCCCCTGAAAAAGTGCGCGCCATTGTCGAAGGGGATGATCTCATTGGATACATGAACGGAGATGAAACGACGTTAGAGGATTATGAGCAATTGGGTTTTAATTGTAAGATTGAGATCCACAAGGCTGTGACTACGGCTAGTTTTTGTGGAATGATCTTCGATCCTGAGGAGCTGACGAACATTGTAGATCCGCTCAAGGTTTTAGCGAACTTTGGGTGGGTTGATGGAAAGTACTCAGCGGTTAAACGTTCAAGGATGCAGGACTTGTTAAGATGCAAGGCGTTGTCACTGGTTTA